GCAGTGGCACCGCTCCAAATTTTCAAAGGACCATATCATGGCAGTTTCAAAAACAAAAAAAAATCCTATGTTGACTAAAAATGGTAAGCCAAGATTAGGACCTTTAAATCTGAAACAACTTAATGATGTTTTAGAAAAAACTAGCCGTCCAAAAGACAAAGCGAAAATACAAAAACGAATTGCCGTAATAACTTCAAGAACTCTTTAACTATGGAAAAATCATGTCAATTACTATTAAGAATTTAGAAAGCGCCTTGGCTGGTGAAAGCCAAGCACACATCAAATACCGTTACTTTGCCAAAATTGCTCGTCAAAATGGCCATGAAGAAGTGGCAAAACATTTTGAACACACAGCAGAACAAGAATTACTTCACGCATGGAGCCATCTAGAATTACTTATTGGTAAACCATCCACTAAAGAATGTTTAGAGAAAGCCATTGAAGGTGAAACATATGAGTTCACTACAATGTATCCTAATTTTTATGACAATGCTGTATCAGAAAAAAATGCTCAAGCATCTGTTGAGTTCGTTGAACAGATCGCTGAATCAAAAGAACATGCTAACCAGTTTAAACAAAAATTGCTTGTGTTAGAGAAAGCAGAGAAACGTTTTGCTGCTTTAAAGAAAATTGAAGAGCGTCATGCAAATGCTTATAAACAAGTATTGGAGGCACTATAAATGACGGCAGAAATATCACACATCTGTATTGTTTGTGGCCATAGACACGATGAAAAAACTGAAGGTAAGTGGGAAGAACTACCAGATGATTTCTTATGTCCAGAGTGTGGCTGTGGCAAAGATGAATACTATGATGAACTCTGGCATTCAGTTTAACTAAAAAGGTTGGAGTCGCCGGAGCCACCGAAAAAATTCCGGCGGTTTTCAAGTTTTAAATTTTGATTTTTGTTTTTGAGATATATAGTATAATGAAGCTATGTCCAAAATGTAATACACCACATGAAAAACCTGGAATGTTCTGTTCCAGGTCTTGTGCCAATTCTAGAGTTCAAACTGAAGAAATTAAAAAGAAAAAAAGTGATTCGGTTAAAAAGTGGATCAAAATTAATGGACATCCATTAAAAGGTAAACCTGGAAGAACTCATACACCTGAAGATAAAGAAAAAATTAGACATGGAGTTTTAAATAGATTAAAAGAAATTGGCCATGTTAATAGGACTCCAGAGCAACTAAAATTAAAAAATAGAGTTGGTGCTAGTAAATATAGAGCTAGACTTGTAAATGCAATACAGCCAGATTCCGATATGAATTTAATTAAGAAAATTTTTAAATTTTGTCCAAAGGGATATGAAGTTGACCATATTGTTGCATTAGCTGTTGGCGGATCACACCACCAAGATAATTTACAATATTTACCAGAAAAAGAAAATCAACGAAAAAGTAAACATGGAAGATATAATGAATCTCTTGCAATTCGTTGGCAAGAACTAATATTAACTGAAGCGGGGTAGCTCAGAGGTAGAGCATTGGACTCATAATCCAGGGGCCGTGTGGTTCGAATCCCACCCCCGCAACCAACATAAGGAGATAATATGTCAGATGATAAAAAATTTCGTGAAGAACAACTAAAAAGAGTTCGCAATCTCAAACAAGTAGGACCAAAGCCACAAGCAAAATCAAACTTTGCACCTAAGATGACTGTGATGCGTAAGGCAGGTAGGGGCAGATGACACAACCAAAAGAATTAGAAAAACCAGAAAAAGATCCTGTTCTGGAACAAGATTCAAAAAATGAAGATGATGAATTTCATCGAATAGAATATGAACAAGAATTAAAGTCTAGAAGCCAATCTATAGGGCAAAAAATATAAAGATAGTATATAATGTATATAACTATCAAAAATTATTTCTAGTGGATTTTTATATGTCATTTATTACATTTTAACTATAATTTCTAAAGCCATAAGAGTCAAACTACCAATCAAAACAATCGCAAATATTAATTGCGGTAATTTATTCATAATACCTCCATTTCAGTTTATTATTTAAACACTCCTGATTCAATCACCATTAAAGAAAAACAAAATATAAGAATGAGCACGAAAACTATTGGTTGCATATTCATTTATAATTTATACAACTTAAAAAAGTATGTTACTAAAGCCGCAGCCGTCATACACCACCAAAAAACTTGGACTTGTTTCTGCCTGTCCTTATCCATGTATTTTAATTCATCGGCTCTTTCTTTTTCCATTTTTGCTTTTGTGGCTTCAACTTCTGCCCAAGCAGCTTTACCATATTTTTTAATAGCTTCCAGTTTTAACTGGTCAATTTTTTGTTGGTGAGCTTTTTCTTTTTGATATTTTTCGTAGGCTCTAAACTCTGCCATTGTGGCTAAGTAATCTTGTTCAGCTTTAGCCTTCATTCTGTTGATATGTTGTTGTTGAACCGCTTTTTCCATATCGGCTTGTTGGTCAATAACCACAGCGCTTAATTGTTTGCTTGCTCCTTGAGCAGCTTTGAGAGTATTAACGGCACCTTGGGCGCCGGCAACAATAGGATCAGCCATTTGATTTCTTTTAATTGTGTTATAGGAGGATAATAAAGAATACCAAATGTCAGATTGACAAGGTCTTGAGAATAACGTATAATCACATCAACTACATACTTATTTATAACGTGGAGATAACCAAATGAAGATATTAGCTATGAAACTTATTACCGGAGAAGAAATTCTTGGTGAAATTGAATCGGAATCAGAAACCGAATTTGTACTCGAAAACCCAGTTGGTATTGCCATTGTGCGTGACCCCAAGACCGGTCAACCCAACGTTGGTTTTGCACCTTTCCCACTACATGCCGAACAAAAGAAAGGTTCTACGCTTGCCATCGCTAAGAAGAATGTAGTATACTCTTATGTTCCAGCAGAAGATTTTGTTAATAATTATAACAGCGTCTTTGGTTCTGGTATTGTGGTAGCAAAACAACAAATCATTACGGGTTAATTTGAGTAATTTCTATACAAACATACAATGCTTTGGTAATAACATATTATATCGAGGTATTCAAAATGGTAAAAGAGTGAAGGATAAAATCAATTATTCTCCTTCACTTTTTATACCTTCCAAAAAAATAACAAACTACACCTCACTTGATGGTGATTACTTAGATGAGAAAAAGTTTGCTTCTGTCAAGGCGGCAAGAGATTACATTAAACAATTTGAAGGTGTATCTAATGCACCTAAAATTTGTGGTCAAACCCGATTTGAATATGCCTTTATTGCCGACCAGCACAATGGTATGGTCGACTATGATTACGAAAAAGTATCTGTTGCCGTAATCGATATCGAAGTTGGTTCAGAGAATGGTTTTCCTGATCCATATCAAGCAAACGAACCAATCACAGCAATCTGTTTAAAATTTACTAAGAGCAAACCAATTGTATTTGGGTGTGGTGAATATCAAGTTCAAGAAGGTGAAATCTATATTCGTTGCAAAGATGAATACAATCTCTGTAAGAAATTTCTAGAGTTTTGGAAAGACAAATATCCAGACATCATAACCGGTTGGAACACCAAGTTCTTTGATATACCTTATCTTGTCAATCGTTTTCGTAAGATTCTAGGTGAAGAAGAAACCAAGAAACTATCACCGTGGAATTATATCACAGAACGCAAAGCATATGTAAACAATCGGCAGTTGATTGATTATACACTTGTTGGTGTATCTTCACTTGATTATATTGAACTATACAAATGGTACGCACCTGGCGGCAAGTCACAAGAATCATATCGTTTGGATAACATTGCACAAGTAGAACTTGGTGAAGGTAAGTTAGATTATGATGAGTATGATAACCTTAATGCTCTATATCGTTTAAATTTTCAAAAGTTTATTGAGTATAACATTAAAGACGTTGAACTCATTATTAAACTTGAAGATAAGTTGAAATTGGTTGAGTTGGCTGTAACTCTTGCCTATGATACCAAATCAAACTTTGAAGATGTATTTGCACAAACTCGTATGTGGGATTCTCTAACATATTCTTATTTGTTTGAGAAAGGTATTATTGTACCACCAAGAATAGTTAAAGATAAAGATTCGGCATTTGAAGGTGCCTATGTTAAAGATCCACAAATTGGTTCACATGATTGGGTTGCTTCATTTGACTTAAACTCTCTGTATCCACATTTGATGATGCAGTATAATATCTCACCTGAAACACTAATTGAACCACAAAACTATACAGAAGAAATGTGTGAGATTATTTCACAAGGTGTTTCTGTTGATAAACTTCTAAAGAAAGAAGTTGACACATCTAAATTAAAAGATGCAACACTAACACCTAACGGACAATTCTTTCGTACCGATATTCAAGGTTTCTTGCCAAAGATGATGGAAGAAATGTATACAGATAGAAAGAAATTTAAGAAGCTGATGCTTCAAGCAAAACAGGAGTATGAAAATGAAACGGATGATTCCAAAAAATACGCAATCGAAAAACGAATTGCCAAATACAACAACATTCAATTGGCGAAGAAAGTTTCCCTTAATTCTGCTTACGGTGCTCTCGGTAGTCAATATTTTCGTTTTTATGATTTACGTATGGCCCTTGCTGTTACTACTGCTGGACAATTAAGCATACGTTGGATTGAAAATAAACTAAATCAATACATGAACAAATTGTTGGATACTAAAAATGATGATTACGTTATTGCGAGCGATACTGATTCGATTTACTTACGTCTTGGAGGATTGGTTAATAAAGTCTACGGTGATAGAAACGTTGATACAAATAACATCATTGCATTCATGGATAAAGTATGTGATGATAAGATTCAACCGTTTATTGATGTTTCCTATCAAGAACTTGCAGATTACGTTAATGCGTATTCGCAGAAAATGGAGATGAAACGAGAGGCATTGTCTAACAAAGGATTGTGGACTGCCAAGAAACG